TGACCGCCAGACGCAGCAAAGTCATGCTTTCCTTCCAACAATTCACCTTTGAAAGTGTTGCATATAGCTGATGTAATTGCCATTTTGTCTCCTTATGGTTGTTTCGAGTCTAGAGGAAAACGAAGAACACCATCATAGTATTCATCACGTCTTCTTCTGCCTTGTTGTTCAATTTGCAAGCCTTGTAATGCTTGTTGATAGCCCTGTTCATAGTATTGCAACATATTGTCTGGACCTTTAAGAAATCTAAATGCCTCACAAAGTGCTGCATAAAGAATAACCTTCGGCGCATTTGTGCCCACCCAAGTTGTAGTATTAGATGAGGACAATCCTGTTGGTTGCTTGTTCAAAGCTAATTCAATATTATATGCTGAATTTGGAGTGGGTGCAAGATATAAGGTGTCTTGATCCCACATTGCATAATATTTTGGTTTTCCTTGAGTATCTCTGTTTGGCCAGTACTCATTCATGAATGTAATGTCTTTTTGTTCCAAGTAGTCTCGAGTTGGACTAGCTGCCGTATAAATCTGTGCAGATCTTACAAAGGCAATATTATCAGTATTTGCACCCGGTAAAGAAACAAAAGGATTTCCTGCTGTTAAAGTAGCAAATTGATAAGATCTAAATATATCAAGGTCGACTTCTCTAAATATTCTTTTTTCTGCATGCTCTATAAAATCATTAACTATAGTGTCACTTAAAACATCAGAAGTCGTTTCTGTATAATCTCTTATTTGTGTTACTAATTCCGAATATGTTGTCATGATATAACTACCGTTGGACTACCTACAGAACTTTGCATTTTTATATCTTTGTTCTGTGTTTCTGGTTGCATAGTATTAACTATAACAGTTTCAAATGCACCTGGTGCAGGTATTGGATTAAATTGTGAAACACTTTGGGTTACAACTCCGAACAAATTTTTTGCAACTAAATTAATTCCTAAATCCACTGTGGCACTTATAATTTGTGGTTTCGCATTTTGTAAAGATTGAGGATCATTAGGGTGATATTTAGGATCAAGTTGAGGATGTTTAGCTTCAAACTCTGTATAATGAACTGTAGAGCCATTCCATTCTTTAACCATTTCTGTATATGGAAAAGCTAAACCAGATCTATCTGATATTCTTTTAGCAAATTTTCCAACTGCATACTTTGCCATTAATAACCCCCAGAAGAAAAATAACTTTGTGGTGTTAAGTAAACACTGGTTCTTTGACCATCCTCGTCAGCAGCTCTTTTAAATTCATCTTCATATAATAATTTTAAAGCTTGCATTCTCTCTGGTGCTTTTTTCATAGATATGTAATAAGCTAAACCGGCTACAAGACATGGAAGAAATCGAAATGGAATCTCAGAATTATTTGTGTAATCGCCTGAGTCAGACATACGAACAAGAGCGTAATATATTAGAGTGTAGGCTTGATCTGCTGCCGGATATAGATATAGTGTTGGGTTTATCGTACGTTCAAAATAGTATTGAGTTGGTCTTCCGCTGGTCGTTTTAACTGTATAATTCCAATATTGCGCTCTAGCTATTGCTGTTGTTGAATAGTCATTATTACTTGAATCTCTTATAATTAAATCTGTGACATCAATTATTTGTGATGAATCATCTGCACCTGAACCAAATAAATTGGTGCCTGTTAAACTGGTAGTATCTGCGGCTAAAGTTTTTTCTTGTTTCTTCACTGTCCATAAATTTATCCCTCTGTTAGCCCATTCAGCTAACATCAAATTAAGAGAACGTTTTGCAGTTTGCAAATCATATCCATTACGTATTTGCAAACCACAACGTTCATATGCTTCCTGACATATTTGATCTATTGATAGATCGAAGCTAGCTGTTGAAGCGTAGGTAGGCATTATCCTCTTTTCTTACCTTTTTTCTTAACTTTTTTCTTTTTACCCTTCATGACTTTACCGCCACCTTTCATACCGATGACGTCTTTTTTCATCATACCACCACCACGCATTTTATTAATTGATTTTTTCTTCATTACCATTTTGGCCTCCGAATATTCGTTTATATGTTTTTTGTCTGGATACAACAACGTCTTGATAATATCCAGTTGGCCACAACTTATAGTAACCAATTCTGTGTAATTTATCAGAAGCTTGCTGTAATTGCGAGAACTTTTGTATTAACATCATCGAATATTCCAAGTCACTATCAACCACAGGCACCTCTCCAGAGGGAGTTACTAAGAACTCCTGTTCTTCTTCATTGGCAGGGTTTTTAGGGTGAAAACCCATAAAATATATATTTTTTGAATTATACCATTCATTGTAAGAATCTATTGTACTTTGAAATTCATCTAAAGTGTAGTTAAAGTATGGGTCGCAAAAAATAAGAATTTCATGTTTATTAAAATCTAGTTTGGTTAGATGCAAATTTAATTGAGATTTGTAAAATTTGTATTTTTTCTTTACTTCAACTATTACTTTTTTATCATCCCAAGTTTTTTTGGCAAAAGGACAAGCCGGAAAGCCTCCTAAATGCTTATTTGGTATTTCTAAAAAATGTTGACTCCACTTACGTACGTCTTTTTTTATTAGCTTTTCTAATTGCATTTTTTCCCCTCTTAAAAATATTTGCAACCTCTGACTTACCCATCACTTTAGCTCTTTGTTCACCAACAGTTAAAATTTGAATTTTTCTTGCAAAAGGTTTTTTAACTTTTTTAACTTTAGCCACAGTCCTCCTGGCATCAGTAGGAGTAGCAAACTTAATACCCACAGTATCACGTGGATTTTCATCAGTATAGAGGCGTCTTCCACTACCTTTCGGTTTTTTTCCTGTGCCTACTTTTGGATCTTTTCTTTTTTTTGACATTAAAAAATGCCTTTAAATCCAAATCCTCTTTGCGCACTTCCTGCTCTTCTTTCATTCGTTATTAAACCTCCAACAGCTGCAAACGTTTTCACGTTAGTCGGTTTACCACCAACTCCTTGAGCTTTACTTCTTTTACGCTTAACTGCAGATCTTCTTTGACTTTCTGTCATCCTTGCAGCTTTAGCTGCTGGAACACATTTTGGATATTTTCTTTTTCTATCTGCTTTCAGTTTTGATCTGCCACATTTAGCAAATCCTCCACCTTTTTTCTTAGAACCAATATCAACCCAGTCCTGTTTAAACCACTTTGCTAATCCTTTGTGACCGGACATTATCTTTTTTTAGTTTTTTTTCTTTTGCTTGACATGACCGCTCCACAACCTTTTGCAATGCCACCTTGTTTAAAGTTTGAAACTTGTTTTCTTTGCTGTGAAACTTTATTAAAGTCTATTATTTCGCCACCTTTAGCTTTTCCAGCAGGTTTAGATCCTTTAAAATCTTTTCTTTTTACACCGCTAGGGTCTTTAATCTTACCAGCACATATTTTTGAAGCATAAGCATTCGCATAAGCGCTAGGATAAACTTTAAATTTTCTTTTAGCTGCAGCTTTACCTCTAGGACATAATTTTGTCATTTCTTCCTCGCTGTTTGTTTTGCTCTTGCAAAGTTAGCTGCAGTAGGTGCACCCTTTGCACCTTTCTTACGCATTTTGGCGCCACGTTTTCTTTTAGCATGAATGTTAGCGTATAAACCTTTTCTCACCCTTGCCCCCTATATTTAACATATTGGCGTCTTTTGTTTTTGTTCTTTGGCCTACTGCGTGAAGAACGCCCTATACTAGTCCTTTTTTTAACTGGTGTAAAGTATTCGTTAGAGGGTGTTTTAGCCATGTTACATTTGTGATAAAGGATTTTCTAATGCAAGTTTTATTCTATTCTCTACCTTTTCTTCTAGTTCAGTCATGGCTTGCTCCAACTTATCCGTTAATAATTCCATGTCTTCCTGAATGTCCTTCGTGGTTTGTCTTAACTCCTGGTTGGTTTCTCTCGAATCTTCTTTAACTAATTGTTCAACATCATTAACAACTTTTTCAATCCGTCTTACATCTTGACGTAGATCGTTCTTCAATTCATTAGCTACATCACTGACCAGTCTAATCTCTGACATAATCATTTCCATTTCTTGCATAATCATATTCACTTCTGTTTGTATTAGGTCAGTCTTGCTGTCCATCTCTTCTTTTGTTAAGTCTATTCTTTTATCAAAGCCAGATAAGTCTGGTGCAACATATTCTTGTATTTGTTCTTTCATCGTAAGATAATCTTTGTAAAATTCAAAACCACCCCACAATCCACCACCTAATGTGGTTAAAGCTGTTAAGATAACAAAGATCTTCCCGCCTTTGAACTTTAAACCCGCAAATTCAACCTCTGCCATCGCTATTCCAAATCCGTCTGCCATTGTTGCATAATCATTTCATCCATTTTAACATTACTTCCACCAAATAAAAACCATTGAGCTGTGTTATTATTCTGTAGTTCTGCATCTGGTATCATATAGTCAGTAAAGAAGTCTAATCTATCCTCTAATTGTTTTTGTGATTCGAAAAAAGATTTAGTATCTCCTAACACTTGCATCACGATTAATGTTTTTAACTGATTTGTTGAGTCATATCTACCCTTATCACCCATCTTCTTTACAATTTTCTTAGCAGCTTTTTCTTTTTTAGATTCTGGTTTTTTTACAGGTTCCTCTTCGGCTTCACTCTTATCTTCTGGTTCTTCCATATCCTCTGGTTGCTCCTCATCTGCCTCAGTCTCCTGAATGCTCTCTTCCGATTCAGACTCCTCTTCCGCATTACTTTCAACTTCTGTAGAATCTTCTTCAGTAGACTCATCCACGGATTCTGGCTCAGTTTCAGCTTCGGGTTGAGATTCTGGCTCTGGTTCTGGCTCATTTACTGGCTCCTCCATTTCTGGTTCTGACTCCATTGTATCTGGTTCTGGTGCAACTTCAATCTCTTCTGTCATTTCTGGCTCTGGTGCTGGCATTTCTAACTCTAATTCCATCTCCATTTCCATCTCAACTTCGACAACTGCTACCTCTACTTCAGGCATTTCAATGTCCATTTCTGGTAGTTCCATCTCAAACTCCATCTCAAAATTAGGCATCTCCATTTCCATTTCTACAGTTTCATAAGATACTTCCATGTCTGGTTCATCAAACTCTGGTTCAAAAAACATGTCCTCACCAGGTGACTCTGGCACCACAATATCATTGTGATCAAATATATTTTCTACAATATCTATAACTTCTGTCTCTGTGCTACCACCATAAGCCACCCACATCTCAACAGATGTAATTGATTGTGTCACTATTGTGGACACGACGTTGTATAATACATTTATGGTAACATCATCAAAAAGCGGTCCAATTGCAAGGTTAATATCACGTCCTCCTACCTCTACAATTATGGAGGTTATAGTTCCTGCAAAATCAAAACCACCTGTGTATTCTTGATATCCACTTGTTACACCAGATTCAGATAATATATCAGTGCCACTAAATATGTCTGTTTTGCCATTACGACCTGTAATATGCATGTAAATACGGTC